GAGATAGACACTTCCATGTGCCAACGCAGTTCTAATAAGGACTTGTTTCTATTGTGTAGGTGGGGGCTGGGGCAGTTAGGGCTGTGGATAGGAAGTAGGCGAACTCGTCGATGGTTGTTAAGGATTGATAATAATCAAAACATTATTCGCCGCAGTTTCAGGAATAGTAACGGCGTTTCCATAAGCAGACATAAAACCAAGTTGTCCACTACTAACAGTAGTTGTATTTACGGTACTACCATCAGCAGGATTAATCTCCAATAACCTTCCATCTGCGATAAGTACAAACAGTTTAGAACTCTCAGAAAGGTAGAACACGTCATGAACTGCCGCAGTATAACTATAACTACTAATTAAAGAACAGTCACTAGCCGATAATTTCTTAAGTAAGTTAGTAGTATTACAACTTATCCATATATAAGTTCCATCGAAAGCAATCCTAGTCCCGTTAGGTACAGCTGATTGTGCCTCAACTGTGCAGTTAGAGGCTAACTTAAACACAGATGTTGCAGTAACTACATAGATAAACCCATTACTTGCAGAGATTATTGAATAGGGATTACCATCAATTGCTACCGAAGCTATAATACTTAAGGTGCTTGGATTAACCTTATATACCGCAGGTGTCATAGTAGCTACCCAGATAGAAGTACCATCTGATGTATGTGCAAGTGTCCTATCTGCTAAACCTGAGATACTTTGTCTAGCTATAGTACCAGCACCCTCATCAGTTACTAGGTACATACCTACAGTACCACCGCCATTAACCCAACCCTGTACACAGACCCAGAATCCAGCAGCATCTTTTGTCATAGTTGTTGGGTAATCAAGAGAACTTCCTATACTAAATGTGGTAAAAGTAGTTAAGTTTACGCCAGTAATACCACCCAATTCATCATATCTACCAAAGTAAGCATTGGTATCAGTTGTAAGTGAGAAATATGGTAATGGTGCGTAGATAGGATGCTCAACAGGTGCTGTTGCAAACAACGCATATCTTGTTACACTCCCATCCCCATAACCAGCAGTATACACAAAGTTAAACCCATCAACAGAACCATTCCTAGGGTCAATACCTAAGTTCTCTAATTGCTGTAAACTTCCATCTGCTATGCTAAAGACATGGGACTTATTATAGTTATCAGGTAGATTATAAGGTGAGTAATCTTTAGAAACTGTAACAATAAGTATTCCACCAGCATAATTAAAGTAGGAGAAACCTGTTATAGTAGTGTCAGCTACTCCTGTATTGTATGTAGCTAGGATAGTACCGTCCGCAGGATTAACTTTGTAGATGTTACCAGTAAGGAAAGCTCCTACCCAGATAAACCCACCACCATACACTATACCATAAGGATTAGCCCCAATAGTATAAGTCGCATTAAGACTAACATCCAAATTAAACTTTGCTACTACACCAGTTCCATTAGCATAGGTAGTAAAATCAAAGCCAGCTACCCAGACATGAGTTCCATCAAATGTTAAGTTAAGTGGGAAATGTCCAAGTGTATAACTATCTGTTATGGCTAATGTGTTCTTATTAACTTGGTAAACTTCACCACTCCAGTAGGCTGTAGCCCAGAGAAAGTCTCCATCAAAGATAATTTGGTGAGTACCAGCCCCAATAGCACCCGAAGTAACTACTACAGCTCCCGCTGTAGTCATTTTTACTATATTACTAGAGCCAAAACAAGATATATAAAGATATGTACCATCAAAAGCTATCCCAGATGGGGTAACACCACCTGTAGGAAAACTTACCGTAACTAAAGAAGTTGTATCTGTCCGTTCAATAGCATTAGTTCCAGTGTTAGTTATCCAAATGTAGCCTGTAGTTGCTAAAGAAGTATGTTTGTTTCCATAAGTAGGTTCAAGTTTTGGCGGTAAGGAGACAGGCGTGCCTTCATTGTAACCCTCACCCGTTCTTTTAGGTTTGAATGTTGGGTTCATTATTGGCTACACTCTATAATGTTAAGAACACCTGTACCAGTTGTTGCAGAGATAACACTAACGATTGTGTTATTGGGTGTAGCAAAGATTGGGTATGATGGTATATTAGCTGGTAAGTACATACCAACAGAACCAGCTACAGGTGGTGATAAACCATCGTATCCAATAGTAACCCAACAAGGGATGTTAGAGGTTAAAATAATAGACTTTGTGGTCGAAACAACAGGCGTGGAGGTTACGGCAGTTACGCCAATAGCTAGTGTCCTGATAACCCCAATTAATATAATCTGTCTACCGATAAGCTCTTGTAACTTTGCTAAGATAGCATCTTGTTTAGCAACTGTAGCTAACCCAGAACCTGCAATAGGTGTTGTACTTACATAACCAACCTGAACACCAATAGTAGGTGTGCCTACTAGATTAAGTCCTGTTGTTAGGTTCTGCCAAGCAGAGTAGGTTTCCACTGATGGTACTTGTGTAATATCCACCGTCTTACGAACTAATATACTATCACCAGCAGTTGCACCTGTAAAGCTAATAAGCGCAGTATAGTAGATGTCTGAGATAGCTAACTCTGCTTGAGTATTAGCAGAACTTGTTATAAGTACATCAAGTTTACTATTTGTAATAACTTGGTTAGCTGCACTAGCATCACCAGCTCCGCCACCACCACCACCACTACTTGCTTCACTATAAGTACCATCTCCGTTGTCAATATATCTAACAGGAATGTCAATAATCTCTGTTCCATCAAGTAATTTACTACCTTTCTTCACTATAACTGCATTAGTCATTTTCGTAACCCTCAAAATTTGCAATAATTTCTTCGTAGTCTAGTGAAGTATCTAACATCACCTCTACATACTTTTGACTATCTCCAATAGCCTGTTCTTCTAAGCGTTCACCTAGAGAAAATAACTCACTAATACATTTATCTACAGCAGGTTGGAGTTCAGGGGCTTGGTCTGCTGAGTGCCTTAAGATATTAACCATAGTTGTGAATAATGGGAACATTAACTGCTCCAGTTCACTCTTTTGGATAAGTTCATTCCTTGCAACTAGGTTCTTTGTCCAAAGTTCCTGCTCCCGTGCTTTATCAAGTCTAATCTTCTGAATCTTCTCAGCTATAGTAACTTGGTCTAGTTGGTCTCTTAACTCAGAGTTCTTAAATCTTGGTTTAGCTTCTGCTTCAACAAGTTTCGCTTTAGCTGCCAAGTCCTTAGCTTCTTTATTCTGTCTGTAGTAATTAACTAAGGTAGTTGCATAGTCCTTGTAGGACATACAATCCCTGAACGTACCTAAGTCTGTAAGGTCTTTCCAAATCTTAGGGTTAATACCACAAAGTTCTTGTACTCTACTAAGGACTGCTTGGTCATTAACTGACTGTATATATGGATTAGACATAGGCTTATGATTATTTATGTGGAGGAAGGACTGTTATAATAGAATAGTATAACAGAACTAAACCACCAATATATTTAAGAAGTTTACCAAAGCCGATTGAGAACTTGAGAGCTTGTTGGGCGGTCTCATAGGCGGCTAGTACCTCAGCCGTAGAAGCTGTTAGCTCCTTTATCTCTTTTCTAAGAGCTTCAAGTGTAGCAGTTGTGTGAGTCTTGTAGACTTCTGAGTCAGCAATATGCTCTTCCAATAACTTCGTGAAAGCTTCTTCTGCTGGGAATTTTCTACGTTCTATAAACTCGTCCATTCAGACATCCTTTACAAAAATAACTATAAGACACATTAGCTAGTTACACTAGCTAAATAACAAGTTTGTTTTAACCAATAATTTATGGTACTATACCTTAAATATCCTAAAACTGTCAAGCAACTATGGCAAATGAAAATCTAACACTTATTCAACAGCTAGAACTACCAAACTTAGTAGAACTGTTTGAGATAGATTATAATGGAACAGTCTATAGGCTAACTAATGCCCTAAGAAGTGGTAGTTTATTCTGGGAAGGCAATGAGTTCTTTGCATTTCCAGTTATAATCTCCGATGTTACTTTTAATGAGACTAATGCAAATGATACCCCGAAGCTCTCTATAGCCAAACGAGATGCTTACTGGCTATCCGCAGTTTATAAAGTACCTAATCTTAAAGGGGCAAAGGTAACTTATGTGCAAACTGCGGAAACTTATATAGGCTTAGATACTGGAAGCAGCACACCATTGTTCTTAATGAAACGTCATTTTACAATTGATCAGATGTTAAGCAAGCAAGCTGGTCAACTTGTATATGGGATGGGGACGTACACTAACTTTAAACAGATGAAGTTTCCAAGACGGCAAATGCTAAGAGATGGTAGAGAGAAACTTCGTTTTGAAGGTCTTGCGTATACGAAATCAACTTAATAATTATAAGAGGAGATACTTATGAATATATTAGAGAAAGGTACAATAGTACAAATTATAGATAAACAAGTAAAATATGCACATCCTAGACAAGCTAAGTATTTGATTGTGTTCTTATCCAAACTATATAGGGTAGATAGACTTACTAAATCTGGTTGGTATTTATTACAGACAGGAGACCACTTTTGTCCAACTATAAGTGTACCTAAAAAACACTTAAAAGTATTTGAACCAAAGTTAAGTAGTTATGGCTTATCTGACCTTGAAATATGTTTATTCAGACAATTTAGAGTTTGTCTACATGGTTGGCAGTCCTCGGAAGCTAGGTTAAAACATATTAATATGTCAATAGAAGATACTGAACTGTTTATAAAAGCACTCGCTAAACTAGGTTATAAAGCTACAAAGTTTACAAAGTTAGATGTACTTATAGCCAATCTAAATCCTTTACTAGACTTCTACCTTTGTGAATAATATGCAACTCTCAAATTCAGCTTTACTTCAAATAGAACTAGCAACTCGCAGGGCTTTCCCAAATGAAATGTGCGGTTTCATCTACTACGACGGTTCTTTCATAGAACAAGTAAACATTGCAGAAGATAAGACTAAATCATTTGAAATAGACCCATTACAATTCACCAGAGAGCGAGAAGTTATTTATGCACTCATTCATTCACATACTGGTAAAAGTCATGTACATATACAAACACCAAGTCTTGCAGACCTTGTACTAGCTACAGAAGTAGGACTACCATTATATATCTCTGCCTATGATGGAAGCCGTTATTACCCACCTTTAAAAGTACCACCAGAACCATCTAAAGATTACATCAACAGACCCTACATCTTTGGAGTCTCTGACTGCGGTTGTCTTATCAGGGATTACTATCATTTTGAGTTTGGAATTGAAATTAAGATTCCATTAACAGACCACCTTACAGAGAAAAAGTCTTGGGCAGACTTAGTTAAGAGAGTTCTTGAAGATAACAAACTGCAAGAACATAACCTACTCCAACAAGATAATGTTACAGCCTCCATTAAGAAGAACAACCTAATTGATATTACTAAGACTGGACAATTAAAGAAAGGTGACTTATTAATTACCTCAATCCTTGGCTTCAAGGATAACCACGCTATGATTTATCTAGGTGATAATATGTTGCTTAATCAGGGAGAAATATCAAAAGTTGAACCACTTGAACTCTATCTTAACAAGATAACAAAGGTTTACAGACATCCAGATTTAGGAGAATAAGATGCAAGTTATTTACTATTCAGACAAAGGTGTTGAAAGATTTAACCTACAAGTGGTAAACTTAGTACAATTATATGATTATCTTAGAGTAAATAAGCCAGCTTTATTTAAGGAAGTATCTGAAAGAGAACTTTGCTACACTGTATATGAAGGTGTCAAGGAGAAAGCCTATCCAATCCTACCAACTATGTTGGAATATGATATTAGCAGTTATGATGTGTTGGTTGTTTGCCCTAAGGTCTCTGGTGAAGCTGTCTTTAGTAGTATAGCTATGGGAACTATGGCAGCTATAGCAGGTACAACTTCTGCCGCAGTAGCTTCCGCCGCCGCAGCAGGTACTTTAGTTGCTACTGTTGGATTAGGAACTGCCATAGCTGGGTATGCTGTAGCTACTGTTGTTACTGTAGGTTTAGTTATTGCACTTGGTATGTTAGTGCGTGCGCTCACTCCGCAGAATAAGCTAGACAAAGACCAAGACCCTTCAAATTTATCAAAGCTATACAACGGAGTTCCTAATATAACTGAACAAGGGGGGAGTGTTCCTGTAGTCTTTGGCAACTGCCTATTTGGTGGTGTTCGTATAGGACTTCGGCTGGAGCAAACATTACCAATATACCCAGATGTTATTCCCATTGGGACTTTTGCAGAAGGTATGAACTACCCAGCTAATTGGATGCGATTTGTATGACTACATTACCAAATATATATGGAGAAGGTGCAAGCCCACCAGCCCAACCAGTTAGTTACTCTGCTAACTTAAAGACTACACAATCGTTGTACTTACTTTTTGTAGTTAGTGAAGGTGAGATAACTAACATCGAAGACATCTATATTGATGATGTAAGTATCACTGAGTTTACAGCTAGTTGGTCTTTTACCTTCGGAGAAGTAAATCAAGGACAGATTGCACATCTTAACTCTACAGCGATTACAGAAGCGGTAGATGTTCCGTTACCTTATGAAGACCCCGCTGGTGTAGTTAGACCGATTGATGGAGCTTACGAATATATAGATATTGCAGTAAACTTTAGCACTGTGGTTTATACAAGTCCAGAAGGTGACTCTGTTTATGCTATGGTAGTCTTTGACATCTCTACTGCTGATAGCTATTTGCTAGGTGGTTACACTCTTGTTAATAGCCCTGTTATTGTTGGTAAAAGTGACGGACTATATCAAGCAGTCTTTAGGGTAAATAGACCTGTTACTAACATAGGCGACCATGAATGGGGTGTTAGAATAGCACATAGTGCTGTTTCACCGTTTCCACTAGATGACACTGTAGTTATGTCTGTGCCACATATAACGTACTATAGTACAGAGAATGTTAGTAACTATGCAGGTTCAGCTCTTATAGCTATCCGCTTAGAAGATGCAACAGAAGTAGCTAATAGAATACCAAACGTATCTATTAGAGGTTCTGGTGTTAAACTAATGCTTCCTTGGAGAAGTTATTATGACCCTAATACTAAGTTATATTCAGATGGAACAAACTGGGTATCCCCAACTGACCCTACTAGAATACCTTGGGATGGTACATTCAATACTGTAGCTGGTTTACCAGTTTATAACTATTCAAACAATCTAAGTTGGGTAATCTATAACTTCCTAAGTGATTGGCTATTCTTTGAAGTGGATGGTATTCGCTATCCACGAGGTTGTGATATTCCAAGAGAACACTTAGCTCACTTTACTTTTGAAGAATATGCACGATACTGTGATGAGTTACTTTTTTACAGGGAAACTCCAAGTTCAGCAGTCTTAACAGAACCAAGATACACACTCAATAGACAATTCATTGAACGTAAAGATGCTAAAATAGCTAGGGATGACCTACTAACAGTTGGTAATGCTGAACTTATTGAGTATGGTGGTTTAGTATCTATAGTATGGGATAGACGTTTCACTACGGAGGAAATAAATCAAAGCCCAGTGTTCACCAATCAGAATGTCCTTGAAGGTCTGTTCGAGTATGCTAGTGCTGACATCACCGATAATAATACTCAGATAAATGTAACAATCCAAGAGATTGACAATAGAAACCGAACAAGAACAATTACAGTATTAGTCGATGACTTGGAAGACTTTCTTACATTACCTAGAGGACACTTCGTAGACCTTTATGGCTATACAAGTTCAGATTTCTTAATGTTGGGTTGTGCCAGTGTCTCAGCAGGAATAAGAAAGGGAAGAAACTTGCTTTGGGACTCACTTATGATTGATTTAAGTGGTGATGGTATAGTACAATTTCGCTGTCTAATAGAAGCAGTTATGCTTCATAAAGGTAGTTTAATAAGAATACATGATAGTAATTTATTTGATACAGTAGAGACTGGTAGGGTTGTTAGTTATGTTTCAAGTCCAGTTGGTATTAACTTAGTATTAGATAGAGCTATTACTTTAACGGGTATAACTACTATTATGGTTTATAACTCTATTGGGGAACTGATAGAACTAATGCTTAATGAAGTTACAGGAGTTTTAACCGAAGTATCTGCGGCGTACACAGGAACACTAGCGTTGGTTGACCAAAGTTTATTTATCCAGAAATCCGAAAGAACGACACCGTATAAAGTAACTAACCTAACTAAAGAAGATGATGTTTATCTAATAGAAGCAACTAAGTATGATGCTAGAAAATATGACTTCATAGAACAAGTAGTTACGTTACCCAGTACAAATAACTTTGTTGAAGTTATACAAGGTAAAACAGCAAGTGTTACAAACATACAGTTACAAGATTTTACAAACTTAAGTGACTTAACACATAAACATTTTGTAATAACATGGGAACACGTTCAAGAAGCTGGGCGGACTTATACCTATCAAGTAACTTATACAACCTCACTAGGTGTAACTGGAACTAGCATAGTAAATACAAAGAGTTTTGACTTTGTTGCAACAATACTTCAAGATAATGTAACCTATTTCTTCACAATAATAGCCATAAGTTCATTAGACTTACCAAGTAAACAAGTTACCTATAGTTTTGCAGAAATTCGGTACGATACAACTGCAACCTATGATACTAATAACTATTATGATGGGCACTCACCCATGCAATTTTAACGGAGATAGAACATGGCTAGTACAATTGATGCTACAAAACCTTTAACCAATTCCTTAGTAACTTCAAGTGTGCTAAGAGCCTTGGCTGCTGCCGCTAAGTTTGATATAGAAGCCTTGCAAACAGCAATAGGCGGTATGTCTGACCCGCTTACTAGGGTACTAACAGGGTTCACAGCTTCCACAGGCACTATCACGGCTGCGGATACAATCCTTAGTGCTATAGAGAAGTTATATGGTAACAAAGATGTTAGTAACGGCTACGCTGGTCTTACCTTATTTAAGATTAACTTCAAAAATGCGGCTGATACATTTACAAGTTTCTTAAATAATACAAATACAGCTGCTAGAACATATACGTTCCCAGATAAAGATATTACAGTAGCAGGTTTAGTTGACTTAGTTGGTAAAAACCTACTACTCAACCCAGCATTCACAATCAACCAACGCGCTGTTTCTGGTACAGTTACATTAGCTGGCGGTGTCTACGGGCATGACCGCTGGAAGGCTGGTGCTTCTGGTTGTACTTATACTTTTGCAACTGTTAATGGCTTAACAACCATAACTATAACGGCGGGTTCACTTATACAGATAATCGAAGATGTTAATATACCTTATGGTGTGAACACTCATACACTAAGTTGGACTGGTACGGCACAAGGTAAAGTTGCTGGTGGTAGTTATAGTGCAAGTGGTGTTACTGCTAGCATAACTGGGGGCATTAGTACACAAGTAGAGTTTAACACAGGAACACTAACATTAGTTCAGTTAGAACTCGGAAGTCTTCCAACTAAATTTGAACAACGTGCTTACCACACAGAGTTATCAATTTGTAAAAGATACTTTGAAGTGATAAAAACAGAAACTACTAATCAAGGAGTAGCGTCTGGTGTAGCTACAAGTGGAACAAGTGCTAGTGTTGTGCTACTCTATATACAGAAGTGTAAAAAACCAACCATTACCTTTAGTGCAGGATGGCTTGGTGCAGATGGAGCTACCAATGTTTCAAGTACCTTATCCACAGCGATAGTAGGCTTAGACAGAGCTACCCTTAGTATAAGTATGGTAGCAACAATAGCTTCCCGTGCAGTTGTACTTAACTGTGATGCAGTCGGCAGGACAATCACACTAGAAGCGGAGTTATAGTATGCAATTTAAAGCTACTTTAGCAAACATAGCTGAACGAAAGTTAATTGCAACCTGTCTTAAACTTTGTAGACCTATACTTCGTATTTCCACCTTAGAATGGGCAAAGAAATATCGTAGTATGGATAGTGCGGAAACTTCCTTTGGTGTTGGTAAGTTTGACCCAGACTATACACCTTATATGGAATATGTCTATGACTGTCTTGATAACTTACAAATACCAATCATCTGTTCCCAGAAATCTGCTCGTATAGCGTGGACGGAGACTATTAATAACTACCGAGGAAGAAGAATCCATACCCAACCTTGTAATATGCTACTAGGCTTCCCAACTAAAGAAGATGCAAGAACCTTTGGTAAGGAAAAGTTTAAATGGTTCTTACAGAATACTCCAATTATGTCAGGTTTAGTTGACGTTGGAATGTCCGAGAATAAGAAGTCTATCTTTGACTATTCATTCTCAGGTGGTAGCTTACGACTTCGTACACTTGGTAGTATTGGTTCTCTCAAGTCAAATAATGTACCTTACATTGAGATTGAAGAACCAGATGATTTGAAGAATAACATTGCAGGACAAGGTGATGTTCTTTCTAACTTAAAAGAACGTCAGAAGCTTGTACCTACAAGTATGAAGAAACTAATCTTCGGTGGAACTCCTACCCACATGGACTTTTCTCTTGTAGAAAATGCTATTAAGACTTCTAATCAACTTGTCTTTAAAGCTGAATGTCATGAATGTTTTACACTAGTCCCTATGGATGGTACAAGTTTTGATTGCATAAGATATGCGGAATTTAATGACCGTAAGATAGATGACATCTACGGAAAGCATGACCCTATGTCAGCTAAGTTCTACTGCCCAAGTTGTAACACTGAATGGACTTTTGAACAAAAAGATGTTAATATCCGCGCAGGTAAAAAACACGGGTTCACTGACCATACAGGTAAGTTCTCTAAAGGTTGGCATCCTAAGAAACCTGAGATAGTTGATAACTTTGGCTTTATCTTCTCTGAACTTCTAAGCCCTTTTGCTGGTAGCCACTTTATAGAACTTGCAAAGAAAAGAATACTTGCTGAACAAGACCTTGCAAGAGGTAAGGAAGGTTTAATGCAAACCTTTTATAATAACTCCAGAGGTATGAGTTATGCCAGCGGGGTAAGTGCCTTAACGGTTGAAGAGATGTGTAAGTTGCGCCGAAACTACCCAGAAGGTATAGTACCTAGTGATGGGCTTATCTTAACTATGGGAGTTGATGTTCAGATTAACCGCTTTGCTTATGTTATAAGAGCTTGGGGAAGGAATGGTAATAGTTGGTTAGTAACTTGGAGAGAAATCTTCGGAAACACCCAAAACTACCAAGACCCAGTTTGGACAGAACTAAAGAATATCTTTACTGGAGTTTACCAACACGCAAGTGGTAAAGAGATGCGAATCTCAGCAGGAAGTATAGACTCTGGTTGGAATACAGAACTTGTTTACCGATTCATCCAAGAGATAAATCAGATACAAGGGTATGAACATTTCTTTGCTACTAAAGGTAGTGATGAACTTCGTTTTAGCCATGATGAAATCTATAATGAACCTTCTGAGATGGATATATTAACCTACAAGTCAGCAAGACGCACACTTGCAGAGACTATGGGTGTCAAGGTTTACAACATTGGAGCGCACAAAGCTCATAATGAGATACTTCGTAGAGTTAGTCTTAACTTAGTTGAAGGATGTAATCAAGATAGGTACTACTTTAATGAACAAAGTTACGGACTTTATGAGGAGCAAATGACTTCATGTAGGAAACTTATTGATGTTAGAAGTGGAACACAAAGAGAGATTTATAAGTTAGTAAGTGGTAAAAGGAAGGAAGCGATGGATGCTGAGAAGAATGTTCTGCATTCTGCATACGCGATTGGGATTCCTTCTTTTACTACAGAACATTGGCGGCAACTTGAAAACTATCTATATTAATGAAGCAATACTTTAAATAACTAGGAGAAAACATGAATTACTTAATTGAAAGACTTAAAGAAAAATCAACTAAAACTGCTTTGATAGGTTTAATAACAGTTGTCTTATATCATATACCTTCTGTACCAGCAGACATTGTAAATGCAGCTTCCTTAGTAGCAATTGCTTTATTTGTCGGTTCTGGTGCTTCCGAGGGTTAGCATGAGCAGTATGGATTCTAAAAATCTTCATATTTGTCATGTGTTTGTGGAAAAGTCTGGGTGTTTGGTATGTAAGACGTGCCAAACACCTTTACCGAGGAAGTTAAAGTGGTCTGACTTGCGGTTTCCTCCGATAAATTTGTGGAGCTTACCGAACTAGGGTATAATGAACGCTTACTTTAGGAGATAAAGATGACAGACCATATAGTTAGTTTTAGCGGAGGAATTGGTAGCTTTGCAGAAGCCTATCACTGTGTTCAGGAATTTGGGAAAGAGAATGTAGTTCTTCTTTTTTGTGATACTTTAACAGAAGACCCTGACCTTTATAGGTTTGTTGACGAGTGTGTTAGGTTTTTGGATTGTAGATTTGTTCGGATAAGTCGGGAAAAAACTGTTTGGGAATTATTTAAAGAACAGAGATTTATAGCTAATTCAAGAATAGACCTTTGCTCCAGAGTTCTTAAAAGGGATTTAATTAATAAAGAGTGGCTACCTGCTAACTACGGAATTACTGTTTACGAATATGGCTTTCCGCTACAATCCTTAACTTGTGAAGTACACGTTGGTATTGATTTTAGTGAGCATCATAGACTTACAAACATTCAAAAGACTATGTACCCAAAGACTTACAGAAGTCTTCTAGTTGAGAAAGGGCTTATTGTTAGTAAAGACTTTAGTGAACAGTTTGGCATCAGAAGACCTTATCTCTACACACTAGGTTTACCACATAATAACTGCGGTGGATTCTGTGTAAAAGCGGGTCTTGGGCAGTTCAAACTACTCTTTGAGAAGCTCCCTGAACGCTATGCTGAACATGAAGCAAAAGAACAGGAAGTTCTAGCTATTGGTGGTTTACCTTTCCTAAAGAAAACTACCAATGGTAAGAAACGCTACCTAAGTATGAAAGAGTACCGAGAAGAATACCTTGAGCAAGGAAAAGCTGAGGAAGATAAACATGACATAGGTGGTTGTGCCTGTGCATTACCTATGGGAGGCGAAGAAGATGTCAACGACAATAACTAGACAACAAAAACTCACAATAGCCTATGCTGACTTAGCTAAAGTCAATGCTGCTATCGACCTAATGATGCAAGGGAAGTTATTGCAAAGAGTAGAGATAGGCTCTATGGAGTTTCGTAGAGTCTACGACAATAACAAAGTATCCTTAAGCGACCTTAAAGAACTTCGGAAAGAACTTCTGGAAATGATTGATACATTAGAAGGGAATACAGAAGTTATGTACCGTACTGGAGCAAGTGTTCCTTTATTAGTTAATCGGAGATTTTAATGACTGACACAACTTTTATAGTCGCTGATTTATACCAAAGTAACTATGCGGCAGCTAGTACAGAGTATTCTTTAGCCCACAGACAAGCTGGTATTGGTGATGCTGATACACTAGGAGTATCTGAGATACTCTTTCTAACAGCTCGTAGTCGCTATATGTGTCGTAATAACGCTGTAGCTTCTTCTGCACAAGACAAGTATGCAACTAAACTAGGTAGTATTAAGGTTACTTGGAGTTCTCCAGATGGTTCTAAGCATAACATAATGCAAGAGCTATGGGATAGTTGGGCAGAGAATCCTATGCTAGACGGATTCGGTAATCTTGATACTTGGCAAGTTGCTTGTAACCATGAACGTTTTGCGTCTGGTAAGGCACTTACCCGCTTACACACTGTAGTTAATGACCACCCAATCCCACTTAAGTTACAAGGTATTCCAGCAGAGTATTGGGATATTAACTATACAGGCACAGATAACCCCTCGCTTAATCAAAACAGTCTAGTAACCAAGTATGGTATTACCTTCCAAAACACTAAACCATTAGCCTACCATTTCTTCAAAGAAGGTTACTTTAGTATTAAACCACTTCCAATTAAAGATAGTTGGAAAAGAGAAATCATTGATGCCAATGATATTATTAATTGCTTTGAAAGAAAGAACGCTAATCAATGGATAGGTATACCACTGTTGTCAAGTTGCTTGCTAACTATCTATGCGCTGGAAGACCTTTGTGATGCAACTATCAAACAACAAACTAATGCTTCCGCAGTAAGTTGGATAGTTTCTAGTGATGGTTCTCCTTTACTAAGAACTCCAGTTGGTAGTGTAGCCATCCAAGGTGCTACAGATGCTAATGATGTTAATAAAAAGACCATCTTCCGAAGTGCTTCTGGTAATGTACACTACTTAGCAACTGGTGAACGACTTGAGCAGGTACAAAGCACCGACATCGGTAATAACTTAGTTCCAATGATAAAAAGTGAACTTGAGTTAGTTGCATCCGCACTTAATATGCCGTACTTTGAGTTAAAAGGTGATACATCTGGTATGGATTTTAGCTCCATTCGGGCTATCCTTATACAATGGAGAAATAGAGTTGAATTTATCTATAATATGATAACTATTCCAACTCAAATGAAACCTTTAACTACACGGTTTCAAGCTTATGCTAAACTTAAGTACAAAGTTGCAAATGCTAAACCAACTTATCAATTACCACGTTGGTATGGTGTGGATGACCTTAAAGATAGTCAAGCAGACCTTCTTGAAGTTATGAGTGGTCAAACTACTATGCAAGCTATCTGGGCAGAACGCGGAACTTCCCGTGAAGAGATAGAAGCAAGTATGAAAGCTTTGAAAGAGATGGGACTTTGGGAGTATGTTATGAAAAGTAATAACCCAACAATAGTTGATACTGCCGCCCCTAGTACAGACACCACAACAGAGTAAAAAACTTATAGACTTTCAAACTATTATGGTATAATGCAGCCCATAGGAGAATTTTATGAACCGTAAAGAACTATTCGCACATCTTAAAGCTACTGAAACACAGATACTTGCTGAACGTAGAAGTAATCTAAGTGTTTCCGACAGTTGTACTTTTACAGCTAAACTTAGTCCAACTATACTAGCAGAAGATAACTCTGTAGTTAGCTCAGATGGTGTATTAAATGTTAAGGTAGTTGCAAGTACCGCTAATACTATCTTCTTTGGTGATATGGCTATTGCCCCAGATGCTTATGATAAAAGTATCTTTATGCGCGGAACAACTATCCCACATATAGCTGACCATGAATGGAAAGCTGGTTCTAATGTTGGTGATGTTAAAAAGGTTTATACACAAGAGATACAACTAAGTGAACTAGGTCTAGCTCAGGAAGGCAGTACCACTGCATTAATCTTCGAGACTTCAATTCGAGAAGACTATAACTCTAAAGTATTTCTTGGATATAAAAACAAAAATATAAACCAACACAGTATTGGTTTTACAGTTCAACAAGCTAAGTTAGCCTTAGATTCTGATGAACCCGAAGATGTAGCCTATAAAGCTAACTGGGATAAATACTATCCTATGTTATTAAATGCTTCGGAAGTAGATAAACAAGGTTACTTTATTTATGCCACAGAAGTTGACGTAATTGAGAACAGCGCAGTATTGTTTGGAGCAAACTCTTTTACACCCACCTTACAAATGGCTAGTAAAACTTTCTTATCTAGTCAAACAAGTTTACCAACCCTATCTGCTCTTAGCGAGCAAGGAGAAAACACAATGATTCTTGAAGAAGCATTGAAAAAAATCTCAGACTTAGAAACTGAGGTGAAACAAGCTTCTGCTTTAGCTACTAAAGCAGACAGAGAACGTACTATCGGTATTCTGGAAGCTGCAAAGACTTTCGGGTTAGACCATGACACAGCAATCAAAGCTGTTAATAAAGCTAAATGGGACGTTGAAGATGTTGTAGACTTCTTTACTACTATTAAAGCCAGCCAAGATGCGTCACAGGTTATTAATACTACCATAGTACCTTTTGGCAAAACTTCCGAACAAGCAACTGGTGCTTCTGAACACTATGTACCTGCTTTCTTGAAACAAAAAGGAGCTAAATAATGGAAAGTCCACATACAATGGTTTACTGGGAGCATCAACAAGATGCTGGTTTTAAGAACTATCCAGAAAGAACCACAAATCGTCCTTTTGTACCTGAGAAGTCTCAAACTATCACAGTTGCGTCTGGTCAAGTCTTAAAAGCTAGAAGCTTTCTTATGAGCAATACTGCTGGTAAGATGGTTGCGGCTGGTAACATTGCCGAATATGCTAAGTTAGTTCTTGGTGGTACTGTTGGTGCAACTGACACAGTTATTATGGCTGGTGTGACATTAACAGTCTCAGCTACTATGACTGCCGCAGAAGTACGAGCTGCCTTTATCTCCATGTCAACTACTAAAGGTACTTTTACAGGTACTTTAACAGGTTGGGAATTGGTTGCAGACCCATCTAGCGCAGTTACTTTATGGGCTTATGCTACTACTGGTTTAACTAACGTAACAGACTTTGCAGTTACAGGAACTAATGCTTCCTTAACTAAAACTGTAACAACGGTTGCTGGTTCAGCTACTTTCCAGAAACCTGTTGTTATCTTAGCTATGGATGTAGATGCAACTTCTGGTGATGTAGTATCTTCTGGTTATACAGAAGTTTATGCCTATGAAAGTGAAGTTATCTGGGGTGTAGATGTTGCAGTTGATGTTGTCACTAAAGCAGATGGCACTACTGTAGCTTGTACAGCCTACAATACTGGTGCAGTAACCCCTTTACTTCGTAAGAAGTATGTAGAAGGTACTGAGTTTGAAATCGTAACACCTACAGCGGGTGAGGAGTTAGTATAATGGCTGATTTAATTTTAATGACACCATATCAAAGCGGTTTACCAACACTTGATGGTGCAATTTCAGCAAACCCTTTGCCAAGACCTTTGGCAATGTCGCAGTGGTTTGGAGAAGAAGTTACAACTACTAAAGACCGTGTAAATGTTGACTATGAGTTTGGTAGTAATAATGTTATTGCGCGTTTCGTAGCTCCAACTATTGATGCCGCTAAGTTTGCACACCCTAACTTTGGCACTAAAGAGATGACATTTGGTTATGCTAAAGCTGCTGTCGAAAGCCCAGACTTAACTGAGATTTCTCAACGTATGTTCGGTCAACCTTTCGGGGCAGAACAGAACTTCCAAGCTAACTATGACATGATTCTTGCAAAAGATATGGATAGAGCTGTTAAGAGTTTAGAAAACTTGAAGGAACTTTGTGCTACTAACCTTATCATTCATGGTAGTTATACAACTGCTATCTCTGGTGACAACGCACAACATCCTTTAGTTACTTTCGATTGGGGAAGAACTACTTTGGAAAACAGCTCAGCTACTACCCAAGCTTCTCGTAATGCTAATGTAGCTTCTGTTTACAATGACTGGATTCCAGAAGTAGACTTAACAACCTTGAAAGCTAATACCTCAACTGATGTTGGAGGTGGTTTATCTTGGGATGCTAAAGATAATACCTCTGGAACTCCTACAACTGTAACTCCTGTTGCAGCCGTTGACCCAGTTGAGCAACTACGCCGTATGGATAGAATCTGTGCTTACCGTGCGGGTTCTACCGAAGCTTTTGTTATGTCTGATGATGCTTGGGCTTGGTATGATAAAGCTCGCAAAGCTGACAAGTATAAAGATTTGTGGGACTTGACCAAAAACGTCACTCCAAGAATAACTAATCCTGTCTTGGATATGATTCATAACTTCCAAGGTTTTTTCTTGCGTGGTTATATGTTAGACGACACTGGGCTGACAGTTCCTATCTTTGGTTATAGCGGTACTTACGATAATATAGACTCTGCTGTTAGAACTAAGTATTGGGAAGATGGTTATGTAGTAGCTTTACCAAGTAAGTCTTATGGTAAAACTATCTATGGTCGTATCATGCACCCTAAAGCTGCTTGGCTACCTTCTAAGTATTGGGTGAATCAATGGGGTAATACTAAAACAGGTTATACAGAGTGGGAACTTCACTCTAGCTTCTTGTTAGGTCATACTGACATTGATACTGTAGTTAGTTGGAAAGTATGTTCTACTGCTCCAGCGGCTACCCTGTAAAGTTACAGTTGTAAGGCTGTGAAATCGTGGGCTGCTTAGCTTATCTCCCTAAGATAGCCCACACCCTTTAAGGAGTTTACTATGTTTAAGTTAAGTGATAAGTCAATAGCTAAGATGAAAGGGGTAGACCCTGCATTAGTAGCTGTTGTTAAGAAAGCTATTGAAATTTCTCCCATTGACTTTGGTGTAACAGAAGGTTTACGTTCTGTCGAAAGACAGAAAGAGTTGTTTAAAGCTGGTAAGTCACAAACACTCAAGAGCAGACATATCATTGGTGAAGCCGTTGACTTAGTAGCTTACATAAATGGTAAAGTTGATTGGACTTGGAAATACTACGAACAAATTGCTGTCGCTATGAAACAAGCCTCTAAAGAACTTGGAATAGCTATTGAATGGGGCGGGGATTGGATTAATTTTCGTGACGGAGTTCACTTTCAATTAAAGAAGTAGTAACGGATAAAGGAGTTTGTTATGTTTAGAAGTATTATAGTAGCCTTCGTCATAGCTATAACAGCTTGTAGCAACGAACAAACCAAACAAGTAAGCTACTCAGATTTGTTTTGTTTTGGTGTCTGCTACACGCATGATATTGAACTTAGAAAGTCTAGCAAGATTAGTAAGGAAGGGCAGTAATATGTCTAACCTTACATTACCTATTACACCTTCTGGAAGGTCTAATAAAGGTGAGCTAACTAAGTGGCTTACTCAGAATCTCGAGTCATCTTTAAAAATAGAAAGGTTTAATCAAAACTTAGTTGTTTTTAAAAATGATTGGTGTAAAACTGCGGCAAATTTGTACACAAAAAGAAGTCCTAAAGAGTTTGCAAAAGGTGTTACCATGAGTACACTTACTAAAGGAACTGCGAAGGGTATACTAGGTGGAAACTCTGTAAGAACTTTGGCTAATATAACCTTAAAGGTTGAAGCACAGCAATTAACTAGCTTTAGTTACGATACACATCTTGGCTCTGTCAATGAAGAGGGTGGGTCTGGTAAACATAGAATTACCCGCGTAGCAATCTTAAAAAATAGTAGAAAGAGCGTCCCACACATCTCTGATAGTAATAAAGCTGAAAGATTTAAAGGAGCTATGGGTACTAAGGTAACCCCAAGGTATAAAGGACGTATTAAAGGTTTCGTACCTAAAGGTTCTAAGAAAATATACATAAGACTTCAACCACATACTTGGGTAGAAGGGCAACGACAACCAATAGCACAAATGACAGGCATCCCAAACGCCTACTTGCTAAATAGCCGAAGAACCAAAGATTCTTTTAAATTTGACCAAAGACTTAAAGACTTATGGAAACGCTAACTAATACCTTTCGGAGATAAACATGATTGAATATATAACAGGAACAGTTAATCGTCATACAAGATGGTGGTTAAAAATAAGAGATATAGAAGTTATCCAAACGCCGTTTGGTAAAAGTGCTTGTGCTGAATTTTATTGCCCTTGGTACTTTAAACCTTTAGACTTGTTATATGATATTTTCTATGGTAAAAGGGCTATACTTGAGAGGGTGCGAGAAACTAAACGTACTATTAATTTAAAGTGACTAAGTATGGAAACCTTAGAAGATAAAAATAACTTATTAACTTATTTTGGGATTCCATTAACCTTCCCAACCTTTACTATCAAAGGTATCAATGGGGAAGACTTTAGCAACATTAACTTTGAAGTTGATACTTTAAGTCATAGAGCTATCGTTCACTACTGGCAAATTACTCAAGAAGATTGGAATAACTTTTCAATCTCAAAAGATGATACCTTTACTGTCGTTGTTGGCGTAAAGACTTTTAGCTGGAAGATAACACAGAAACCTTTCGTAGATGTCTATGGTTGGGTTAAAATAACTGCAAACTTGGTGAACTTGGTATGATAGACTTAGACCATCTAGCAAATTATTTGCAAACAGCTATGGGATTGCCTGTAGAGGTAGCTAATAGACTTTTCCAACAAGGACAGTCTTTTGAACAAGAAACACCTGTCATTGAAGTCTGTTACTCTCGTATAGTTCCAGCTAAAGAGAATGAAATCTTACAAAGTAGTGCAGATGAGCTTGATAACCAATGTGTTATGTTCATTGATGTAGTTTATGTCGCACCTATCTACACTGGAACAGTATTCACATATCATAAAGACTTACATAAACTTTGGTATCATCTCCATGCATACCAACCACAACAGTTTGTATCTACAGAGAATAATTTCCGAAGTTTTACAGCTATAGCGGGCGACTTCATCACAGACAACGGACGTATAATGACCAAGTTAGTCTTTGGTTTTACTTTTGACAATTTACTTAACTTTAACCCATAAGGAGAACCTAATGGCTATTACCGTAAGACTTCCAAAACAAAAGGAAGTAACTATAGTTCCTAGAGAACTTAAACCCGATGAGAAGTTGAAAAGTGGTAAAGCACCTTTAGCTTCTTCTGAGAAAGAAATTAAACCAGAAGACCTTATTAAGGAGTCTAACTAATGGCTAGTAACGTACGTTTTACAGAAAAGGCAGTAGCCTTATATGGTGCAGTGCAAACAGGTGGTGCAGGTATTCCTAACACACTATCTTCTGCCCATGCACTTGCAGCACTATCCTTATCTTATGAGAATAACATTACGTCTCAGGAAGAACAGTACATCGGTAACATTATGCAACGAGAAGTTGCTATTACTATCACCGATAAGTATTGTGATGTCAAAGCTGAGACAATTGTTCCACGTTTAGGTAGTTTGTTTGGACGACCTATCTATGGTTATGAAACAGCAGTATTAAAGTTCCTTGATAGTGTATCATCTGGTACTTTCATCTTTGCTGGGGCAACTATGACTGTTACTTCTTTAGCCAGCCCTAACCAACTAGCAGAAGAACTCGTTGCCTATCTTGGTGGCGGCAGTCCAACTCAGTTACATAGTACCTTTACAGGAACTCCGAACGTAGCTTTTAGTTATGTTATTAATGCACAAGACCCTTCTACTATCTTAGCAACTGCTTTAGTAGCTAATACTAATGTAGCTAGTTTGACTTTAGCTGGTACGCAAGCTGCTTTCGCTACTTTAGATGTTAATGACCAAACTACTGGTGCTATTAACACTATCCCTATCATCCCTTTCATGGAAGCTTCTAAGTTTCATGCAATCTTGGACTCTGGTTTATCAATCACAGATGCTTTGTATGATTTGTACAGAAAAGCAGAAGCACAGTTACAAGTTGGTTATACTGAAACTAACTGGATTGAAAATGCTTTAGTTAATGCACAACGTAATGCGCAGAAGATGGACTTACTGGATTTAGGTGTTTCTGGTAACGCTGCTGTTAGCACTTTGCTTGCTAACTTAACATCTGCCAGAGCTGAAACTGCGGACATCATTGCTAAAGTTACTGCAACAAGTGTTGCTATTAAAGAACTGTGGCATAACTTACAGATTAACTTGATTGGCGACCCAACTGGTGCAGCTTTAGTTGTAGCTTTGAAAGCTGATGACTTAATTGTTGACGCTGATGTTGCACTAATTGACGTAGCAACTTTAGCTACTTTGATTGATACCGTTACTTATATCAATGCAATTACCAACAGTAACCCAGCAGTAGAACAAGAGTTCCAAACTTTGTTTGATAAGACAAGAGACTTCTATCTCCAAGCAGAAGATAGAGAAGCTAACTTAGCTCCACTCTTAACTACTGGTACTTATGCTGCAAAAACCTACTTGGATGCTGCTAGTGCCGTTGTTCAACCCGTTGGATTTACCACTGCATCACTTATTCCTGTAGTAGCTAGTATTGAGTTCACTAACGAATATGCTAGTAATGAAACTTTAACACTTCATGTTCGTAAGTCTTCTGACCAATTAGTTGGCACTCAGAAAGCTATTATCGTAACTGATGCAGTTGCTACCTTAGACTTAACACTTGAAGTTGGTCAACGTCCTAAAGTAGCTTTCAACTATCATGGTAATGTCTGGGATGTTGCTAACATTCCTGAACTGTCATATCCAATCAGTCAACAAAAAGCTGATGCGGCTTATGTTCTGAAAGCTGATACTATCCGTAATGCTAGTTTAATGGAAACAGGTTCTGGGCTTGTCTTGAACAACATTTGTTTCTTTAAGCTAACTGGTAGTAACTTGGATGGTTTTGAACATCAACGTATCATGACTGGTTGTGAAGATACTTGGGATGTTTCTGCTAAAGCTGGTGAGGTTACAATTACCATTATTGAACCAGAAGCTAACACCAACATCGTTGACCAGTTTAATGCAGAAGATTCTCTTGGTAAAGAGTTTTGGTTTAACTTTAAACAAGATGGCACTAGAGGTAATACAGTTGAAGTTGAAATTACTAAACTGACGTTGAAAGATTATAAACAAACGGCACAAAATAACCGTGCTGCATTTGATTTAGTCTTTGCCTATGGTGGTTATACAAAGATTATGCTTAAATAGTGTAATTATGTTATAGTTAAAAGGCTGGTTACTGAAAGGTTTCCAGCCTTTTTTATTATGGAGATAATATGCAAATTGTACCAGACTTTATTGAAGTGTCTTTGAAGGCTAAAGATGCTAACTGGGAAGTTGACTTTGTAGTAGCTTTTAAGCTCGTAGAGTCACAAACTGCTAGACAAATCTTAAAGAAATTAATTCAAGCGGACTATAGTAAACAGGTTTCTATCCTTTTAAGTAACATCATTTATGTTGATAAGGTGTCCGATTCGGTAGGAAACTTGACCAATTCCTTTGAAACTGCTATACTAAAGGTGTTGTTAAGTAGCTTCCCTTATTTCAAAGCAATCCTAGCTAATTACGTTTCCATCCTTCAAAATATGGAACATATTCATAGAAAAGGTTTGCAAGAACAGAATTTGTTTGAAATTGGTAAATACCAATATGAACTAGACTATGGGAAGCAAGATACTGAAAGTATGCAGAAAGCTGAAACCGCAGAATTACAAGAAAGTTTAGGGCTTTATATGAATTTTGAGGATGAAGTGGTTTCAGAGGTTGTGGAGAAAAAGAAAGAGGAGCTTAAGACTTCTAATTTTCCAAACTTATTAATAAAAGCAAATGTTCCTTATCTTAAACTTTACAACATTGCTAAACTTTATACTAATGAATGGGGTATTTTGAATCCAATTGTTCTTATAGAATTAGCTAAAGAAAATAACTTAAGCCTTACAAATACGTTGTCGTTTATACCGCTTATAAAAGCTGGATATGATTCGATGAAACCCGATAAATAGTTAAATCTTTGGAGATAAAGATGTCAAGTAATCCTTTTAAATATGGCTTAGATAGTTTAGTTAAAGTTACTTTAGGTTATGATGTACTACCAGCTAAAGTAGTTGGTTTATTTATACATCCTACGACGGGTCATCCTAGATATATAGTAGAATACCTAGGAGGTAAGTTAGATGGTGTACAGGAAGAACACTATGCAGATACTTTAGATAGGCATCTTGTAAAATCACCTTCTGGATATGCACAGGACTATAATCCTTATAGTCCTAACGAATTAGTAAAACCCGCTTTCAACCCTTAATAATTGGAGATACCAAAATGAAATATGATTTAGTCTTACAAACACCTTCTGTCCTTATTAATGTCTTAGTTAAAGATGCTGCTGGTAAGTCCGACCAACTACAAGTTGAGTTTAAACGATACCCAATTCAAGAAGCTAATAAGCATTTAGCTAAGTTCGATAAGATTGCAGAGTCTAATCAACAAACACTTGAAGCCACTAAAGACGGTAGTTCTAGTATCTGGGAATCTTCTATTGTTAATGAAGCAGAAGATGTTAAAGCTTTTGTTAAAGAACATATTGTAGATTTCAAGAACGTAAAAGGGCAAGATGACAATGGAAAAACTGTTAAAGTTATATCTGTTCGTGCTAACGGTGATTTGGATGTTTACTTTGATATGCTTTGGAATAGCTTTCCATACCGTGATGCTCTTCGTTCTGCTACTTTGCAAGCTATTCAAAACACTGCTAGTAATTCATAGTTTCCTCGTGTGATGTTTAAGGGAGTAGTTAGCTACTCCCTCTTTTTTAAAATCTTTTGGAGTTCTTTATTATGGCTACTAACGTAACTTTTATATTAAAGCTAGATTCTTCTGGAGCAATAGCTTCTGTAGGTGAAGTAACCAAAAGTTTTACTGAGTTAGACACTATTCAACAAAAGTTTGCTAAAAATGCTGGTAAGATAGCTCCAAAAGAGTTAGACAAATATATCAATGATTTGAAAAAGATAAAAGAAATACTAGGAACTATGAAACCTAGTTTTGACCTTGGAAAAATGGCTGCACAAACTACAGCTCAAATAACCAAGGCAAGTAAATTACTTGAGCAGAGATTACAACAAATACAGACCAAACAAGTTGCACAAATGCAGTCTGGTTTTGGTTTGTTTACTAGAATCGAGTCTACATTAGCTAGTAGAACCCCAACACAAAGAAAAGCCGATACAACTGCGGCACAGTCTGACTATAAAAATAAACTAGAAGCTGAAAATAAAGCTTTAAAAGAACAGACTAAAATCAGTGCTGAAAGTTCTGCACGCCGTAAAAAAGATGAACAAGAGTTAGCTAATTTCATTCTTAAACAGGAGGAAGAGTTGCTTGCAAAGATGCGTGGCAGATGGAAAGACTTTGAAAATCAACAAAAACAATTTGAAAATGAAGAACTAAATAGAGTTGCAAAGTTAGCTACAGACGAGTTAAGTGTTAAAGAGGCTGCCTTAACAGCTTATAACCAAGCTCTAGCTACTAACGCTAATACTATGAAAGCCCTATTCCTTGAGAATACGTCAATACATAAAGCTGCCCTTAAAGATAACGAAGACTGGGAAAAGTCTAAGATAGCTGAACTACTTTCTGCTCATAAAAACTACCAAAATAAACTAAGAGAAGATGAGAAAGCTAGACTTCAACAAAGTCAAGCTGACAATGAAGCTTGGGCTGCTAAGATTAAAGCTAACTGGGATAGAATAGCGGCAGACCAAAAAAGAATGTCAGAAGGTAATGTTTCTGCACAAGCTAAACCTATTATCCCTTATGTACCTCCTACAAAAGATTGGGAAATTCTGCAAAATTTACTTAAACTAGCTAAACAAGCCCTAGACTTAGTAAATGCAAGTTTTAGGGAGTATATTAAAAACGTAAAAGAAGCTAGAGAGGGTGCAAGTAAACTAGAGAAAGATAATCTTTCTATGGTTAATACTATCAAAGATGAGATAGCTAATAGAAATAGACTTAAAACAGAATTAGCTTCTATAAACCCTTTGCTACAACAAGCCGCTACTTTACGGAAAAGAGAACTAGAGCTTATATCTGATATTGCTAGAGCTAACAGTGAGTTTTCTAGTAAGATACAAGCGGCTACTTCTGTTCAACAAATACAAAGTATTATAAACCAATGGAAAGTTTATATACAAACTCAAAAAGATGCCCTTAAAACTACAGTAGAACAAGGTGATGCGGCTGTTAGAGCCTATGCGCAACAACTTAAAGCTTTAGAAAGATTACAAACTAAGGGTTCTAGCTGGGTAGCAGGTAAACAAGTTAGTTGGTCAAGAACAGGACAGCTTACTCAAATGAAGGCTTCTGGGGCTTCTACAGAGGATATAGGTCTTCAAAAAATAAAATTCAAACTAGAAGATATTGATAAAGCGTATGACAAGTTAGTTGCTAAGTTTCAATCCAAGTTACTAGACCCTAAACTAGACCAAGCTGGTTTAGCTAAGTTACGCCAAGGATTTTTAACGGCCGAAGAAAGTTTAAATAAACAAAGAACGGCACAACAACAGTTAGCAGGAGATTTGACTAAGACCAATACTAAATTAGAAGAACAAACTAGACACCACGATAGTTTAATTGTACGGGCAGTTAAATTAGTGTCAGTCTATACGCTTCTTAACAGTGTACGACAACGTATGCTTCAAGGTTTAGAATCTGTACCAGCAACGGGTATGGAACTTGAGTCTACTCATGCAGTTTTCAAAGCAATCTTTGTTACACAGAAAGACATTGAAGAACAGTTTGTTTTCCTAGACAACTTAGCAGATAGAACAGGTGCTAGACTATTAAGTCTACAAGAGTCTTTCCGAGACTTTGCCGCTAGTGCTAAGTTCTCTGGGGAGTCTATGTCTAATATCCACCAAATCTTTAATGACATTACAGAAGCAGGTACTGTCTTACATCTTCCAGCAGATAAAATGAAGTCTGCCTTGGTTGCTATTAACCAGATGTATGCTAAAGGTCAGGTAATGATGGAAGAGCTGAAACGTCAGTTAGGTAATCAGTTACCTGCTGCTGTTGCTGTCTTTGCTAGAAGTCTTAATCTTAGTACTTCACAACTTATGGATAAGATGAAGAAGGGTCTTATCAAACCAGAAGATTCTGTAGCTGGTTTTGCCGCAATGTATAAACAAATCTTTGCCAGTAATGATGCTTTTGCTATAGCTTCGCAAGGTATTAATGCTAGTATTGGTAGATTAGATAATGAATGGACAAGGCTGGCACAGGGTATCTATAAGTCCACTTCTACTTATATGATTGGAGCTTTGAAAGGATTTGCTAATAGCTTACAGTTTGTTAGGGAGAATCTAGGACTTATAGCTACTGTAGCTGGAGTAGCTTCTGTAGCTATTGGTATTCATCTTGCAGAAGCTTTTAGAGTTTACGCGGTTGCAGCTCAAACTGCCGCATTTGCTACTGCTGGTGTAACAACTGCTGTTACCTCCCTGTCTGCTGTAGGTGCGAAGTTAGCTAGTATAGGCGCAGTAGCACTTCGTTGGGCTGGTTGGGTTGGGGCTGTAGTTGCTGTTGGTACTGCTATCTATAAAGTGGGGGAAGCTACTGTTAGCGTTAATGGCGAGAGTGTTAAACTTTTTGATATACTAAAGACTGGTTGGGATGAAGCTACTAAAGGTATTACAAGTTATCAAGAAGCAGTTGCTAAAGGTGCTAGTTATAGAAAAGAATCTCCTAAAGTAGACTTCGTAATGTCAGGTATTGAAGCTATAGGAAACTACACTGATAAAACGATTGGTGCGGCTATCATAGGTGTAGCTGGAGGTCTTCAAGCCTTCAATGATGTACATGATAACGTCTTTGGCGGTGTATTCAAAGGTGTTAAAGATGGGTGGAATAGTGGCTTTAGCTCCTTAGCGCAACAAGGTATGACTGCTAGTATGGAAGCTTTGACTTCTAAGATAGTTGAATCTGCGGCAGGACAACTTACTGCTGAACAACAGAAAGCTAAAAGTCTTAAAAAAGCAGAGCAAGATAAGATTGATGAAGCCTATGCTGCTAGTAGAAAAGTCTTGTTTGAAGGAACTGGCGAGGGTATGGCTTCCGAAGCTAACCAAGCTATGCTTTCAAAGAACCTTGAGTTACAAACTAAGATAAGTCAAAGTGCTATTGCTAGAATTGGTAATGCAGTTCAGATGGAATTAAAAACTCTTGAAGTAGTGAAGACTGGACTTGATAAGAAGTTTGCTAGGAATGAAATTGCAATTATAGATTACTATAATCAACAGATTGACTTACTTGAGAAGAAGTATGAAATAGAACATCGCGGTGATGTTGCTAAGTTAGAGCTTATGCAACAGGAAGAAGCTAGAAGACGTGGCTTTGAAGAAAACTTAGTTAGTATGGATGCACAAACTAAGGAGCTTGATAAACAAAAGGATATACTAGCTAGTATTAACGATGCACAAACTAAAGGTGGTGATAAACCTCTTATACTTACCTTTAAAACTGCGGAAGAAGAACGTAATCAAGGAAGACTTTCAGCTCCGATTATAGAAGCTAATAGGAAAGCTTTCCGAGAAGCACAACTTTCCAAAGAACTTGAGAGTTATAAGCAAGCACATAATGGAAGTATGCTGGGGTATACACAATCAGTAGATACTTTAGCGAATGTACCCTTAACTACTAATACCGAAGCTATTATAGCTAACACAGCTAAGACGGAGGAACTCCAAAAAGCCTATAATGAACAAACTAAGAAAGTTGTTCAGACTAATTTGGCAATACAGGAACGTGGTCAGTATAGTGCTAATGTTGAAAGTGATATTAATAACCTAGTAAGTTCAACACTTGGTAAATTAACTAAAGGGGTTGACCAGTGGGATACTTTGATAGTTGAGAAAGCTGCTAAAGCTAATATACCAGCTAACTTCTTGAAAGCCTTAGTTAAAGCAGAGAGTGATGGAAATCCTACTGCAAATAGTGGCGAAGCACAAGGTTTAGTACAGTTTACACCAGCTACAGGTCAACGCTATGGTATGGCTAGTCTAGCAGACCGTAATAATCCTGACAAGAATCTTGAAGGTTCTGCTAAGTATGTCTCTGACATTGCTAAATCACTTGGCATTGACATCTGGAAAGCTACTGAGTTCCAAGTTAGACAAATAGTTGCTGGTTATAACTCTGGTGAAGGTAGTAGTAAGGTAGGTAGCAAAGGTTATCAACATAGACAAGATTTACTAGCTGGAAAGTTCTACAAAGAATCGGCGGGGGAGGGTGACGTAGTTGTAAAAGCTATGACACAGATGGGTAGTATACCTTTACCTGAAACTAAAGGAGCTGGTGCAGTTAGTAAAGCTATAACGGGGCAACTTATTAGCAATAATGCTATGGAAGAGCAAAAGTTGGCTATCCAACAGAAACAATTAACTACTCAACTTGAGATTCAAGTCCTAGAAGACACTAGAAAAGCAGTCTACCTAGACTTTGTAGAAAACTTACAGAAAACTACACTAGAATTTAAAGCACAGGAAGGAACTATAAGTGAGCTTGAACGAACTAATCTAATTGACCTTGGTACAGCCAAACAAAAACGCCAACTTACGACAGAAGAAGCTAAAGCGAAACTTGTTATCTTAGATACTTCTGGTAGAATCACGGAGGAAGAGAAGAGAGCCGCACAAATAGCTTTGGAACTTATCCCATTAGCTAAACAACAACTTGACATCGATAAACAAAGAGTTGCCCTTAAAGAACGAATTTCTAACGAAGAAGATAACATTAAAGCCCAACAAGGTTTAGAACAAGCTAAAGCTGCTAACTTACCAATGGCACAAGCCGCTGGTTATGGGGTATCTGGTAGGTTTGTAGGAAGTATGGTTGCACAAGAATCCGCTAGAGCGCAATCGGATACTTTTGGAAGACTACGAGAACAAGCAGAAGAAAGATTAAAGATACCAAACCAAACTCCTGCTGCAATAGACCAGATAAACACAGAGATACAAAGTCTAACAAAATCAATGCGAGAACTTGAAGCCGCTAAGAACGCGGTATTCAACCAAGCTTTGAATGAAACTGTAGATAGTATTTCAGAACATTTCCTTGCTTGGGCTAATGGAGCTGAAACTGTTAAAGAATCTTTCAGAGGTATCGCAATCGACTTTGCCAAGATGATTCAAGAAATGATTATGAATGAACTAAAGATGATGGCTGTTAAAGGCATCATGAGTATGATAACTGGTGGTATGTCTGGTGGTGGTAGTGTAGGGGCTGGAGTGTCTAATGTTATGAGTTCTGGAGCTAGTTCCTTTATGTCGGGGGCAGGTTTCGCTGGTGGGGGTGAAATCCGTGGGACTGGTACTGGAACTTCTGATAGTATCCCAAAGGTTATACCAATTGGTAGCTATGTCCTTAATGCTAAAGCTTCTGCTAAGGCTAAAAAGAACCGATTAATTAATCTAAGTCATGGTGAGGTGGTGATAAGTCCGGAACAAGTAGCACAACTTGGACTCGATAACCTTAATACAATGAACACTCAAGGCTATGCAACTGGTGGTCTTGTAGGAGGTATTGCAACTTCTAGCTCCACTAAACCAACTGGTAAGAACTCTAACGTCTACAACATTAATGTAGCAGTTCCAGAAGGTACTTCCAATCCACAACAGTTTGGTAAAGATACTGGAGTTGAAATCTACAAGGCTATTGCCCGTGAGGAAGCCAAGAAGGAACTTAATCGCTATAATAAAATGAAAACGGGAGGAAGATAAGATGTTAGCAATGCCACTACCTTGTAAGATACTTAAAAACCAGTCAAGTAATGCAGTTGTAGACGTAGTAAACTTCGGACAGGTCTCTAAGGATATTCATAGTCTCAATCCGCACAGTCTTGGGGAGGTGGTGGACTTTGAATGGGGTAATTTGACCTACGCAGAGGTACAAAGTATGGAAACTATCTTCCGAAGTGCTAAGGCTACTGAGCGTTTCACCTATGAGTTTGCTCGTTATCTAATGGAAGATGGTTTTACCATAAGTGTGCAAGGTAATAAGCCTAGAATCCAAGCATCTTTTAGGAAAGTACAATGACAATTTATATACTACCATTTGCTAACAAACTATCTAGCAGTTATTCTAAGAAAGTTAGCTTTACTAACAAGAGTTGTAAGGCTAACAACCAATATGTCCGTAAGATTGGGGTTGGGGTTGATAATAGCCAGACAACTTATGACCTTAAGTACGTTGGACTGACCGAAGTTGAGCTTGCTGAGGTAGAAACTTTGTTCAGTGTACAGGCACTTGGTGACTTAGTGAGCTTCAAGTCCCCAATAGATGCTATCATTGGCTACTACTTTAAGCCAACTGCTTGGAGAAAGAGTAGGTACTATAAAATCTTAGCTAATAACACAAGGGTTAAGGTCTATGATATGGAATTTACCTTGGTTGAGGGCAATCGCCTAGCTAATGTGCTGATACCTATTGACCCAGTACCTACTTATCTGGTAAATGTAGCTACTACAGATGTATATGAACCGTATACACTTGCTTGCACTGTTACAACCTCTAGTGTACCGGATGGAACTACCTTATACTGGACAATTCACAACATAACTACAAGTTCTACTGATGTTACACCACAATCAGGTGCAATTAGTATAACATCCTCTAGTGCAAGTTTCTTTGTAGGGATAGTTGCTGATGCTTTGATTGAAGGTGTAGAGACTTTCCAAGTTCAGTTACGACTGGGTGGAACTACTGGTGGTGTTGTAGCAGTTAGTCCAGTAGTTTCTATTCGTTCTGAGATAGTTGCAAACCCATCAACACTCCTCCACTTCTCCTCCCTCCCTCCCACTGACTCTGCCACAACTCCAATAACACCAACCATCTCCACCACTGGTACACTCTCCCTAACCTCTGGTGTCTTCGGAGATGCCGCAGTAGCACTTACTGACTCAACTATCTTCTTCACCCCATCCGTAGGAAACTTTGCAGAATCAGGTGACTTCACCTTCCGTTTCCGGTACAAAACAGACGGACGTTCCTACACTCCAGTTATCCATAATGGCTCTGCCGTTGACTATCTATACATACAAGCTGGAACTTACCGAATTGGTACTGGGAACTTTGACAACACCGATACAGGAGTGGTTGCGGCTTCTGCAAGTTTCGATGCTATCTCCTTAGAACGGAAGGACGGTATACTTTACTTGTATGTTAATGGAACACTTGTTGGCTCACGAGCTTACACTCGGTTCATCTCTAATGAACCGATATTCATCGAACTACGTTTAACAACCATCGACGAGTTCGCCTACTTCCTATCCACAGCCCTAACTGCCCCAGCCCCCACCTACACAATAGAAACAAGTCCTTATTAGAACTGCGTTGGCACATGGAAGTGTCTATCTC